TCCATCTGTGCTATAATGAACAACTTCGCCATCTTTGAATCCATGATTAGGAAATTCAACAAAATCTCTAACAGTGCTGATTCCACCAATACTTCCTGCAGGATCTACTGATATTTTTCTATTTGTGTAACCTGATCCACTATCAATTATAGCAATTCTAGATATTCTTCTTTTAGTCTCATAATCGTTAAATTGATGAATACCAATGTTAGAATCACCTGCAGTAGAACCAAAACTTATTGTATTGACACCTGATACCGCATCTGTCTTATTTCTGTAAATTTGGAATATATTTGTTGCTGCAACACCAACATAATAAGATTGACCTTGTACAAGACCAGTATCAAGACCAACAGCAGTGCTAGTGGAAAGTGCTATTGGATTATTGTTATTTGCGTTGTATATTACTCTATCACCTGTTTTATAAAAATGTTCTTTGTCTAAAATGAATCTATCAGATGAAACATCAATATCACCACCTATTGCAAACTTTTTAGCATTAAAAGTAAGTGATCTGTATGCTAGTTCTGTTATTGCTTCTGCTCTTGCTCCAGATCCATTTCCACCATGAATATCGACAGATACGACATTTTTAATCTCATATTCAACTGGATCTACCAAAATACCAGTAACAGTACCTGCAACTGATACTCTACCATAAGCAGTGTTGATACCAGTCGTACTAGTCTCAAAACCGACTGAAGGTGGGAATGAAACATCATATCCATCACCTGCATTGACTATATCAAAGGATCTTACAGGTCCGTAGTAAATACACTTGTCAGATTTGTAATTTGAAATTTCAACACCATTTACCAACATTCCTGTTGTCCCAGTTTGTGTTGGTTCAGATGTTGTCTTTGGTTTTGTACCATCAGTTAAGTTTTGGTCTAAAATAAACCTTTTAAGTGATCCAGAAGGAAAAATAGACTTTCTTGCTTGTTCTACACGAACAAAGTCATGAATTCCTGTAGGAAGCTCTGTAGGAACAAATCCAACCGATATTCCAGACGGAATAAACGATCTTGACTGATATAACTTGATTTTATTGTTTTGTGCTAATACTTCTACAAAAAATGATGCTCTAGTTAGTCCACCAATCGGTACAGTGTTACCTCTTGGCACATATGAGATTTCTTCCCCAGTTTTAAATGGTACACTGCTAGAAAATGATAAAATTGTGTATCTATTGGTTAAAACATCATATCCTTCAAAATCAGCATTTCCTATCTTAGGATCTGTTAATGTTGCAGTTATTTTCTCGGTTATTATGTCATATGAAGGAATAGAGTTAGATGCTACATAACCTTCCTTTAAATTAGTCGGAGAATACTTAGCATCAAGAATATAAGTGTTAGTTACATCAGCAAGTATTTGATTTTGTCCACCAATGACCTCAACCGTTGAACTACTTGCTTTTTCTTGCACTCTTCTTATATCATAGTCGATACCAGACCCTGCTGTAAAGGTTCCTGAGAGCGTTATCTGATTTAGTGCAGTATTTACGAAGTTTACATTTAAACCCGTTTGAACGACCGTCTGGGTGTTTCTGATAACGATTTCTACGGTATCATTCTTCTTTAAACTTGCTTTATCAATCCTTCCCTTCAGAGTAAAGGTAGTTCCGAAGAATTGCTCTATCTCATACCTTGCACTAGTATTATAAATCCAAGAATTGAAAAATACTTGTGAATATGTCTGATCTGTTGGTGGATTCTTGACATATCTTCCTAAGTTCTTAACTTGAATGCGAGATTGCTCAGTTAGTCCATATAAGTTCTGTAAAGACTCAAAACCACTAATTACACCAGTCAATCTCATGTTGACTCTCTTACTTAAGTCGTTATTTTCAAATCCATAGACTAAAGTAGGTGCATATAACTCAGTTGCTGATGGAATCTCTTTTAATGCGGTTGTAACACCAATAAACTGGTTTACAGTCTTTTCTGAGTAGTCTAATGTCTGATAGAACGAGTCATCAGATACTCCTACTTGGAAAGTGCCTGTTTTTCCAAATCCTATGGTAGAATCAACAGTAATTACAGTTGCACCTATTCCAATAGTGCCAATTGCCTGTGTTTTGCCTGGTATTACAAAATTACCTTCAATCAAGTCTCTATCATCAAAACCAATAAAGACAGATATGCGATAATAGTCATCTCTTATCTGTACAACATCTGAAATAGGTCCTGATGCAGCATTTACTAAATCATTGCCTACTTCGTTGTCTTGGTATAGTGTTTGACCGATTAAATTAAGAGGATCACCCGATATTACCCTAACAGCAAAAGATTGTCTTCTCAAATAGTTGGCATATGATGGTTTTATCAGATATTGCTCAAGATCGTTAATTTTTGGTTCTAAACCAAACAATGCTTTGAATAAAATCTTAAATGACTCATCAGTACCCTTAGATTCATATAAACTTCTTGCTTCCTTGATAAAATTGTTAACATCAAGTGTAGGACTTAGTGTAACACCCTCTAAACCAGGTGTATATTGTGCTTTTAACTTAGTGTAGAACTCTTGTAGAAATAATGCACTTAAATTCTGTATATTTGCTCCAGAATCGTGTTCAGCAGGTGTAGTTGATGTATATGTTAGATTGTATGGGTCATTAACAGTGCGGTATGTTGTGATACCACTAAACCCTCTTGTACATCCTGTAAATGTATTGGTAGTTACTCCTGTATATGTTATTATCTCATTGTCAATCTTTAACAGACCATATTCCTGTGGAAATCCTTTGGTATTAGGGGAAACTGTTATGGTATCGGTTGTAGAGTTAATACCAGATGCAACAGTAGCTACTCCTGCTACAACTTCTTTTGTTAAGTTATCAATTTTAATATATTTGTCAATATTCTCCCCAATATCAAGAGAACCACCTTGATATTCCTGTGATATGTAATATTGCTTTAGAAATTCTTCTAATAGTGGGTTTTCTGCCTTTGCAAACTCTGGAGTTTGATCTCCGACAACTTGATAGGTCTTAACCCTTGAAGATAGTGGACTGTAAGTTTCTATCATTCTTTTTATGACCTAATTATAGTACCATTTGAGTAACTAGAGGTTGTTCTATATCCAATTCCAGATATTTGTTGTCCAGAAGATATCGTGTCTCTGACCATATTTATCTTGGTATTTGCCATGTCTAATTGGAGGTATAAATCCTTCAATCCTATGATATCATTAGATTCTGGGAATGCTTGAATCTCTATTAGACCACTTCCACGAGTTGTGCTAGTAATATTTAATGTATTAATGATAATTTCACCTTTTACATAATCTACCGTTCCTGCAGATGGAAGAACAACAGAAGATGAGTCTGATTCAACCTCTGCTAACTGAATAACTGCTAATTGTCCTGTTTTTAGGTCTGGATTTGGAATATCTGTAAAGTATAGAAGATCAGATCGACCAGAAATTGTAAATCCTGTACTTTTGATGTTTCTACCATCTTTGTTTACATGAAATTCATTACCAAAGCATAATTCATACTGAGCAAACGAATTAAATACAGGTTTTAAGTCTCTACGCATTACAACTTTAGTAATATTTGATGTAATTGCCTTATTTGTATCGTCAATAACTGCTACAGAGTCAGAATACTTAAATCTTCCTCCAAATCTGTTCAAATTAGTAGATCTTCCGTAATTTGTCAACGATTGAGTTACTTGTGCTTTCAAAGTATCAGTTTCATCGTATACATTTGTGTTATAATAGACTGCACTATTAAGTTCGATGTATAGAATCTTAAGATCGACTATTCTTTGGTTAATTCCTGCTATTGCGTAATTTTTTAACTGGTCTAGAATTCTTGTTTTGGTAAAATCAGATAAAAATGTTGCATTTCTTGGTTTTATGCTTAGTACAACAGTTCCAAACTCAGGTGGATCTAATTCTTCACCGCCAACCACTGAAACAGACTCTGCATCAGGGAAAACACTTTGTACTATTGCCTCGTAATCCTTTGTGGTGACTGCTCGGTACTGTGATGAGTATACTCTGGGTGCAATATACTTAATAGACTCTATATCTTCTATATCACCACCACCTTTTGCGTTTTGTATGGTGTTTATAACAGGTGTTGCACTTGCAGCGAGTGGATTACCCGCATCATCTACCGCATCTGCACTATATGAGAAGAATTTACCATCATTTCCTGCTTTTCCGTCAGTAATAATGTAACTTATTTCGATAATATCACCATCTGCTAGTTTTGTACCAAAAAATCCATCACCAAATAGCAATTCATACTTCTCATCCTTGATTTCTTGTATCAAATAGATGTTAGATGTTGAATCTAGTGCTGTAATATTGTCAATTCTTGAATATTCTAGTCCTGCAGTAGCTCCACCCTTCCTTACAAACACTCTAATAGACTCAGTATCAATAAATGAGTTCTCTAATATGAATCTTTGGTCTAAACTACCGTTTACTACAAAATTTTTCTTTAAGAGAGTGCCTTGATACACTATTAAGTTCTCAAATTTAGCAGTTCTTGGTGGATTTACTAAAATATTGCTTCCTTGATCAACAGGAGATGCTGCAATTACATCTTCTGGGATAGAAAATGTAAAAGAAGTGTTATTTGATGCTCCTACACAGACTAATCCTTTGTTTAATTTTACTGTATTACTATTTCCGTTAAATTTAAAGTCAAAATTGATGACTGCTTGAGCAGATTTACGAGATCTTGGTACATATCCTATATTTCTTGCCAAAGAAACGACATTTTCTCTTAAAGTAGCTGAATCCAAGAAGGATTCATTGACTACCATGTTACTATTAAATGCTGAAATGTAAGTATTGTATGCCAAAATGTCAATTAAGATCGACATATTAGATCCTTCAAAGTCAAAATCAGTAAAATTACTGTTTGACCTTAAATATTGACGAATCTGATCCTTAATTTGATCAAAATCTAAATTTGTAAACTTACTTACTGGCATTTTGTTACCTAGTTGCCTCTAAAATGAACTGAAACCCCTGTATACCCTTTGGTTCTCCAACAATTTGATAGTTAATTTCCATCTCATACTCATTTAAGTCAGGTCTAGGTGTTGCTGTTACAGAAACATTTGCTACTCTTGGTTCAAATGTTGCTATAAGTGACCTAACTTCGTCTGCTATAACTCCTCCAGTTGCAACATCACAAAAACCAAAGAGAAGATCTGATACTTCTGACCCAACATCACTGTAAAATCTTTCTTTTATTCTAGTTTGAACAAGATTTCTTACAGAACGCATGATTGCTCTCTCGTTTTTAAGTACTCCTAAGTCTCCTGTTACAGGATTTGGTACAAAATCGAGTGTAATATCTTTATAAGAGTGGGATCTATTGACTGCCATCAAAATTGGCACAGGGTTCGTGAGTTATTTATACCCTATTTTTTAATTTTTTTTAACTACACTCAGAACTATGCTCCATTTCGTAGTATTCATCCTCATAATGTAGTCCATCATTGCCATTTTGACCTATGACATCCATTCTTTTCTCGTCCCATTCAGCATCTTTTAGTATTTCTTCATATAAAGTATCATCTCTCTTTAGTCTATCATCTATATGATCTCGTATTTTCTTCAAACATTCTTTCATAGGCAATGTTTCTACACCAACTACCTCGTCGGTTATAGATCCATCCTGTTTAATAGTGAACTTTACAGTGATCATCGAGGAACGCTCGCTAATTTTTGCCCTGCCCACGGTATTTTTTACGAGCAGCGTTTCGGGACGACGCAGAATATTTTGTATTCTTACCGTTACCCTGCCTAGTTTTCTTGTTTATCTTTCTATCTATCATTATATAATCCTTGTTTTCTCATGTCCAACTCTAATTCTAGGATCACACCATATCTCAAACCCTGCTTCTAATGCATCTAAACAGAATGATACATCTTCTCCACACATATCTTGTACATCACCTGACTCAAAGACTTGCATCTTAGGTGCAAACCAAGGATATTTCATCTCTTCGTGTTCCCATACTCCATTCTTAATAAGAACCCAACCAAAACCAGTGTAATCGACTGTAAATGGTTTCTTTCTCTTAGACATAGTTTCACCAGTCTCATGATTCATGACTCCTCCATTATTACGGAAGTTGTCTTCATCCAACCAGTGAGCAACTGAAGTGGTTTGACCATCTTCTGTCATATACCAACCTGCTGCTATATCTTTATCCATTAGGACTAACTGTAATAACTGTTCTGTCTTAAAGACTATATCTGAGTCTATCCATAACTGGTAGTCATACTTTAACTTACCATCCCAAGGTATCTGATCAGGTCCTCTGAGAACATTTGCTCCTAAGCACTTGCAACGAGCAAAGTTAACCATACTACTATAATCTTGTGATATCTGTATGCTAACTCCATGTTGAACTAAGTCAAATGCCATTTGAACAAAGTTCTTTAGAAAAACATATGAACATCCACGACCTGGCATACAGAAAACGAGAGACTTACCTCTCAATAGTTCCCATGCTTTATCGTAATCCCATTCCTGAGTCGCCTTTTTCTTGGCAGGTGACTTTGCCTTTACAGTAAATCCTTTAGCCATAATGATTGTAACACTTCATTATTATAACATATTATATAGAGGTTGACAATTAGTGGGAAATATAACATTACCTGATACAGAAATACGAGTGACATCGCTCTTATACGGTACAACCATATGGAGACAATTAGAAGGAAAAAGATAGAAATCCCCTTTGTTAGGAAAGAAAAACTTTCTCCGATCATTATGAGTGAACATGACAGAACCTGGTGTAGGACCGTTATTAGTTAAATTCAGTCTTTGCTTCTCTGTTTCTAGCTCTGGTACATCATTCAGATATATGATAAAACTTATAGACCCCTTATGGTCATGTAATGGATTGCAGTCATGCTGCTGCATATAGTTGATCCATAGACTATCAATATACCAATACGACAACCACTTGTTAAATGTGTTGTCTTCATGCTTTGCCCATATGTGCATATAATCAACTATCTTGCCTCTAATCGCCTGTGAGAACCATTTACGGAAGTCTGGAGTGTAATTCCATTCATCATGTGTATTCATTGCTAAGTCATTCTCAGCATTGAACTGTTCATGGTTACGAATTGCGTCGCCCTGCTCTAATAAGTCCTTTATAATACTATCACTAATAGTAGTTTGCCATATAGGAGGACCCCATGTGTGAACTTTATCCATGAAAAGGTGCGTTGTAGTAGAGGTTTGCTGATAAGGATACTCTTTCTGCACCCTTAGTCTTATGTGGCATTACCATATGATGTAAACCTGATGGGAATATAAACATCTCTCCTTGCTTTGGTTCAAATGTCTTCTTAGAGTCTCCCCATGAGAATGTAATAGAACCAGGTGCAGGAGCAGTTCCAAGCACCTTGTCCGTATAGGTAGGTATTTGTAGGTACAACACAATAGACAAGTCTCCTACATGATTGTGGAGTGCTGTCATATCATGTTCTTTGTAGTAGTTAACCCATATATGGTCGAATGCCCAGTTACTTATATCATCATCGGTAGGAGCAGGTAGTTGATTGTGCCGACTATAACCTGCCAAATACTTTTTAAGATGGGGTTTAAAGATCCCCCAGAACCAATCCTGTGTCTCTTTAGGTAGATGCCATTGGTCATCAAAGTTAAAAGGTAGCATAGGTGTGGCAGACTTATCACCACGATAGTAGTTCGCCCTTGTAAGTATTACACTAACTACATCCCAAGGTATTGTAGTTCGCCATAGGTAAGGACCCCATGTATAACCTTCAGTACGAAGCATCTGCTAAAACACCACTATCAACAATATCACAATCTGTACCTACACACTCGTATGTAATACTGTCTGTGTGGTACGATCTATATATTCTCCCCCAGATGACATCAAATTCATGCTGATCTAGGTTCTTAAACAAACACTTATCCTCAAAGTAGATGTGATATGTCTTGTTCATGCTTCTGTGATGTAGATTCCTTCTTCGTATAGTTCTAATGTAAGTTCTTGATCTTCGTACAGATCTAATTGTTGTACAAAAGACTCAGGTATCGTGATTATGTATTCATCAGTAACTGAGTCAACCCTCACAGGCAATGTAATCTTGGAAAATTTTTTCACTAATATGTGGACTGACCGTTTGTTTTTATATATCAGAAATTTTTTTTTCAGACTGATAACGAAAGGTCGAATTGGGTCGTTTATAGCTTAGAAAGGTTCCTTAGCATTAAAACCCCCATTATAAAACCACAAAAAATATTTAAGAAC